TAACCATTAGGGTAATTAACTTGGCCATATTGATACATAAATACTGGAATTAGATTAGTAGTGCCTGTGCTTGGCGGTATTGTGCCAGTGATTGTGTAAGTGCCATTAAATGTTGAACCACAAGCGCTTACTATTATTTGTTGACCTGTTACAAATGCGTTTGGATTAGCCAGCATAAGTGTTGCCACGTTATCTTGTAATGCTGTGCCTACTACTGGGGCATCATTGTGCCATAAGTATTGTTGGATTAAATCTTCTGCTGTTTGACAAACTTCTTCTACTGTTGCATCGGAGTAGAGAGACCCAATTCCGAGATTCGCTCGCAATTCCGCTGTTGTAACAAACGTGGCTGGCATCTCTACTCCTTTGCTAATAGCTCTCTGGGGCTAGGGCTACTAAACCCCAGAGATTACTTATTGTGTTATTAGATCTTTGCGTACTTGACGATTCCGTAAGGCATTTTAGCGATTGTTGCCATAAAGCCGTAGATAGCCACCTGTACTTGAAGATTCGATACCACGTTTACAGACATGAATGCCTGTGGTGAGCGATATACAGTGAATGCTTCTGGTGCAAGGATTACAGCTGATGCATCATCGAATGTAGTTTCTGTGAAGTTCTTGTCTACGTATAGATCAAGTCCTAACACGTTTCCACGAATTGAAGATGGTGCAACTTGTCCAGCTGCGTTCATTGGTTGAATCGCATTGTAAATTGGGCGACCAGTAGTATCAGTAGCACCTAATAGCGCTTGGTACTGTGCTGGGTTAGCGATGTAATTCTGTGCAAAGTAACCTGTGTTTTTGTAAATTACAGATGCAGCTTGAGCTGAATAATCAATAATACCTTGGCTATCTGCTGTTTCTGCAGAGGCACTTGTACCTGCCGCTAACAGAGCTGTTAGTGCAGCTGTATCAATAGCTGTCAAATAAGCATTTTGCAACTGTTGTGTTAACTCTGCATAAAAGCCAGGATACCCCGCTCTGGACAATAGCTCTACAGATAGCGTATTCATGCCACTGTACTTCTGAACTGTTCCAGTCAAATAAGCAGTTTCCATATCAGTATTTTGTACTGCGCCACCTTCGGCTTCTACAGTTACTACTGGTGCTACACCTGTACCACCTGCAATTGATGTAACTAATGAAGGCACAGATATTGACATACCAGTGTCAGGCAAAACACCTTGACTACAAGCATCAATAGTTGGTGTACCAAAACGAGTGTTAGTTACAAACTCGGTTAGGTATTGTGTTGGATTAAATGCTGGGTTATTTGTGAATGAATCTGCTGCTGTTACATATAGCTTTGAATCTTCATTACCTAGAGCAGCTAAAATCTTATGCTCTGTGTATGCAGCCATTGATGTAATTGGCGTACGTAGATTTGTTTGAATTAGTGGTGCTGTAATTACTGGGCGAGCAGCTTCTACTGTAGGAGTAGCAGCCTCTGCCTTTGCTTCTTGTGGCGCTGTTGCTAAATCTTCCACAGGAGCCTCGCTTTCTTTAGTTTCGATTGGTGTCTCTGCTTCGCTCTCGCTAGCAGCAACTTTAGTTACTTGCGCTGCACTAAATGCAGGCGATTCGACTAGGCTAACTTCTTTTAGAATTGCGCTAGTCACGTATAAATAATCTTTTTTCTGAATTGATTTGTTTACATCAACTCCAACAGACAGGCCGTCCACTAATTGCTCTTGTGCAAGGATTAAAGCGTCCTGACCCTGCATGCTCGAACTAATCTTAAAGCTAGCGTAAATACCATCTTCGGTTTCTTTATAATTTGATTGCATGCGGCCTATAGGTTTTTCTGGGCGGTGCTGCATAAGCATTTTTATTTTGCCAGCATCTCCAATTTGAATAGAACCTTTGGCAAACACAACTTTACCTACGGAAGTGTTGCCTACTTCTTCAAACGGCACGATTTTGCCAGCAATAATTCTGCGCTCTGTATCGGCAGCTTCTATAGGGCTACTGAATGTAAGTTTCATCTTCTGTTTCTCTTCCGTTAGGTGTTAGGCTTTCCATTTCTTTTGCATCATCTACGTCAATTAGACCTAGATTTATCATTTTCTCTAATGCCTCTAGGCGCTTCATTGTGTCAGCTCTTAAAAATGATTCTTCAATAGCAAACTTAACTACGTGGCCTCTCGGGGTTATATCATCCATGCTTAAACGATCTTCAATAGCACAGATAAACGGCTGTAGTGAGTATGCTACAAATTCTTTGCGACCATCTAATATATTTTGATAGGTCATAGAATTATTCATATCGGCGCTTATGTAATACGCTGGCACGTTCATAGCTCTGGCAATTTGGGTAGCCAAGTATTGTTGGCTGTCGTTGTACATCATATCTTTAGGACTAAATCCTGTTGTTTCATAAGATAGAGTAGATGTTAAATATGCTGTAGATCTATTTTGTCTGCTTTGCTTCCATTGTGCTAATAATCCTGATACTTGTGCTTCTGGTAAATCTGCGCCAGTATTTTTAATGTAACCACTTGGCATTGGGGTTGCGGCTGCTACAGCTGCGGCTTTTTCAATATCTAATGCGCTTTGTATTGTACGTGCTGCGGTAGTTAATACACCTTGTGTTAATCCCTGGAATGTGATAAGTGAACCAACACCAGCCATAGGTGCTCTAACACCATCAACAAAATATTCTTCTACTTCTGTGCCAAACTTATTTGTTGTAAATGTAACTCTATTGTTAGCGACCCACTCAAATCGTGATGGCCTTAAATCATCTGCATATAATTCTGTTACACGCCAATATGCAATACCATAAAATAAAAGACTATCGACAGTCCATGATATGGTGACGGATCTTGGTTGCCGATAGTCTGGTTGATCTATCCAAAGAGGGTTCCCCAACTCCTCACCATTAGACTTCTTGTAAAGTTTTAATGGCAAGTATGAAACTACACCAGCTATAAGATTTCTGCAACGTGAAACGGCAGGTACTTGCATAGCAAAATTACGATCTAATCCACCTGGAAAATTACCAACACCAGTTGTAAATGAACCATAACCATAGGCTGTGTCCATAATGGCAGGGGCGTATTGCGCTTGGACAGTTTCAGTTTTTTTGGTTATACCCAAAGCAGACAATAGACCCATATGTATACTTTATACCATAAAACGGACTATTGGTGCAAGTTACACAAAGATTTGAGCAGTTTGTTGCGGTCTAGTTAATTGACTTACGACCATAGCAAGGCTTATTGCAGCTTGAACATCGCCAGCCGATTTTCTACGTATTATCCGCCAGCCTGCATCATTGGTTTTAGCTGCACAGTTATTAAGGTGCTGTACTAAGTCCGCTTGCCCACTATGTACTAATCTAACGTTAGCCAGAGCATCTGATAAGTCTGAACAAGCCTGGTAAAAAGCCTGGCCACTGCAATCTTCAATACGCCAACCACTTTGTTCTAATTTTGTGGCTAAAGTCTGTGTTGCGTATTTGTCAAACATAATCTTATGCGGATGGTACTTTTTTGCCCATTCGTTAATATCACTAGCCATCTTAACTTCGTCTACGGCTACTTCGCTTTGCCATAATTGGGCTAGACCTACAGCTATCTTTCCGTCTTTTAATTGACCCATAACGAGCGCCCCAGAGCGCCTTGTCGGTGCAATATCAAAGGCCATTATAGTCATCGGCCCGACAGGGATTTCTAATGTGCTATCACTACATGCCTCAATAGATCCATATACCCAGGGGCTTACAGCGCTATCTATCCACTGGCAAAGCATTTCAGTTCTTGTAGCTTCTACGCTGTTTGTATTGACTGATTCTTCTAAAGTTTCTTCGGATATTAAATGCCCTAATGCTGGATTCGCTAATGCCCAGGCTTTACGATCATGTATCTTGCAGTGCTGTGGTGCTGACCATTCGTAATAACCTAAACTATCTGGCGGGTATGATAAACAGCGCTCTTTAAGATCATTAAGTACAGTGCTAAATCCATCGCCGGCATTACTTGTCATTAAGGTCATGGAATTAGGCCTAGCACGTGTAACAGGTAGTGCAGCTGTAAAAGCTTCTTCTGTCCACTCACGTAATTCATCGATGTATAGAAAGTCGGCAGTCTTTCCACGTGGTGCATCACGTGTTGCAGCGGCTATCTCATACCTTGCGCCATTAAGTAGGCTTATAGATTCTTGACCATTAGCCAGGCGTATCTGCCTTACTTGGTCTTTTAGAAATTGATTATCTTCTATTGTATAACTGACTTGCCTAAATGTATCTAATGCCATATTACGATTAGAGGACATGCCCAGCACATTCTTTGAACCCCATAAGAATAAATGGCTCAATATAAGCATGCGTGCTAAATGGGTCTTGCCATTTTGACGTGCTACCAGTATTAGAGCTGTCTTTTTACGCCAGTTATCTTCATCATCTACACATAACAAATCATCTAGTACAAATCTCTGCCAGGGTATTAAAGGTAGACCGATCCTCTCAGCTAGATCGGCCACCTCGTCCGCTTTGCTCTTACCTTTAAGTAAGGGCGTGTGAACTCTAGGCTCTGTGCTACCAATTAGCCCGACCCCTCTTTTGATCGGGATTATTTCTGCATCATTACTCATTGAAGTTTATTGTATCTGGTTTATTAAAAGGTGAATCTGGAACGATCTGGACTGTCTTGGAGAGAGAAGGTTTGAAAAAGACAGGGGGGTTCCCC